TCACGGCCTCCGGCAACGGGCAGGTCGGCGGATCGGACCGCATCCTCGACCTCGGGGCCGCGCGCTTCGATGGCCGTGTGATCGTGGACATCACGGCCATCGACGTAGCGTCGGCCGACGAGACGTACCTCATCCGCGTGCAGGGCAGCAACTCGCCCACTTTCGCGGCGACCAACAAGACGCTCGCGACGCTCGAAGTCGGGCGCGCGGCGGCGACCGGGTCGTCGGCGGCGGATGCCGCGGGCACGCGGGCGGAAGTCGCGGTGACGAACGAGTTCAACGGCGTCACGTACCGCTACCTCCGCGTGACGCACGTGCTTGGCGGCACCACGCCGTCGATCAACTACATCGCGAACCTCGTCCCGCAGGCGCACTGATGGCCGCGCGGAAGGAGGCGCCTCAGTCGGCCAAGGTCACGGTGTACGACGCCGTGACCGGGGCCGCGCTGGAGCGGTGGCCGGTGGACGCGAAGGAGCTGGTCGCGTCCGGGGCCGCGACGTTCGATCCGCCGGTCGCCGATGCGGCGCCGGCGGAGCCCCTCGTGCCGGAGCCCGAGCCGGTCGCCGATGCGGCGCTGGCGGAGGAGCCGAAGAAGCGAGGGCGGTAACCGGTGGCGTTCGACGCCACCGTGGGCGGGGTCTCGGCCACGAGCTACGTCTCGGTGGCCGAGGCTTCGTCGTATCTGGGCGATCGGCTGTTTGCGGGCGCGTGGGACAACGCCGACGAGCAGCAGCGCCAGCAAGCGTTGACGCAGGCGACGGCATGGCTGGATGCGCTCGCGTGGCGCGGCACCAAGGCGACGGTCGCGCAGCGCCTGGCGCACCCGCGCAAGTACCTGCCGACGCCGGAGCAGGATCCCGAGTTCCGGGAAGCGCAGCGCATCGAGATCCTCGACGAGTCGGTGCTCTACTACCCGTCGAACGCGGTGGCCCGCCCGATTCAGGAGGCCACCTGCGAGCTCGCCCTCGCGCTCCTGGGCGAGACCGCCGACCCGTCGGCGCGGGACGCGTCGGAAGGCATCACGCGCGAGAAGGTCGGCCCGCTCGAGACCGAGTACGCCGCGCCGCTCGTGCGCAAGCAGGGGCTCGCGCGCTTTCCGGCCGTCTGGACCCGCATCCAGCCGCTCTTGCGCCACGCGCAGGGCGGCACGGTGACGCGCGGGTGAGCGCCGCCGCCGCGCAGCGGATGCTCGGTCGCTTCGGCACCACGATCACGTGGCGCCGCCCGGGCGCTCGCGTTCTGACCGCAGGCGTCGAGAGCACCGCCGCCGCCACGACGGCCCCCGTCACGGGTGTCGTGCTGCCGGTGACGGACGCCCGCGACGGGCGCTTCGAGCCGGCGACCGTCGTCCGCGGGGAGGCCGCCGAGATCCTCACGCCCGGGACCGCCACGCGGCCGCAGCCGGGCGACGAGTACGTCGCGAACGGTGCGACGTGGAAGGTCATCGGCGTCACCACGCTGGCCCCCGCCGGCGCGACCATCCTCTACACCGCGGCGGTCATCCGATGAGCGCCAGCGAGTTCGAGGCCCAGGTGCTGCGCTTCCATCGGTCGCTCGAGACGCAGTCCGACCGCGTGGTGCAGGGCGCCGCGCTGGTCATCGCCGACAACCTGGTCGCTGGCGGTCGCTACGGCCCCGGCACGCCGGTGGACACGGGCTTCCTGCGCTCGTCGTGGCGGGCCTCGCGGAATGCGCCGGAGACCGTGGAGGGTGTGGCGGGCACCAGCGAGTCGCCGACGCCTGAGCCCGACCTCAGTGGCGGCGTGATCGGCGCGCGGGCCGGCGAGGTGCTCTACTTCACGAACGGCGCTGAGTACGCCGGGATCGTCGAAGAGCGCCAGCCGTTCGTGGCGCCCGTGGCGGCCAACGTCCCGCAGATCGTCGCTGATGTGGCGCGCCGCCTTGGGGAGGCCCCGTGAGCGTCTTTCTGCGCCTGCAGCAGGCCGAGCGCGCGCGATTGCAGGCGATCACGCCCGCCGTCGCCACACGGTTCTACGGCGCCCCCGGCGACCGCCCGGCGTCCGGCGACTGGGTCGAAGAGCGCCTCGTGCCGCTCGCGCCCGACCAGTTCCGTGCGACGGACAGCACGCGGCACCGCGCGCAGCTGCGCCTCGTCTGCCGCACCGACGCCGGGGCCGACGCGCTTCGGGCGCTCGCCGCGCGCGTGCGCGCCCACTTCCCGGCGGGACTGGCGCTGGTCGCCGCGCCGGAGACGTGGGTCGTGACGGCCACCGCCGAGGCGGACCAGCTCGCCGGCCCCGGCGTCTGGCTCGCCTGCCTCGTCACCATCGACCTCCTCACCCTCTCGGAGACTCCGTAAATGTCCACCGCGCTCGACATCACCCGCGAAGTGCGGGTCCGCAAGGAGGCCTCGTTCGGCGTCGCGCCGGGGGCCACCGGGGCTCGCATCGTGCGCCGCACGCAGTTCGCGGGCGGCCTCACGAAGCAGCCGTTCCAGTCGCAGGAAATCCGCCCCGACTACCAGATCGCCGACGTGCGGCACGGCATGCGCGGCGTGTCGGCGACGCTGTCGGGCGAGCTCAGCCCCGGGTCGCATCAGGAGTTCTTCGAGAACATCCTGCGGCGCGTGTACGCGACGGCCCCCACCTCGAGCCCGCTGACCAACGTCACCGCGGCGGCCGCCGGCCGCACGTTCACGCGGGCGGCGGGCTCGTGGATCACCGACGGCTTCCGCGTCGGGATGGTGGCCCGGGTGTCGGGCTTCCTCGCCCCCGCCACGGCCAACAACCGCGACTATCGCATCACCGCGCTCACGGCCACGGTGATGACCGTCGCCGAAGTCGTGGTCGATCGCGTGGCCGGCGACTCCGTGACGTTCACGCTCGCCGGGCGGCACACCTTCGTGCCGATCACGGGCCACACCAACGAGTCGCTGTACCTCGAAGACTGGAATCCCGGCGCGCCGCTCTCGGAGCGCATGGCGGGGTGCCGCGTCAACCAGATCGGCATCACGATGGCGCCGAACGACATGGCGCGCCTCCAGATCGGCCTCATCGGGCAGGACTCGACCGCCGACACCACGGCGTACTACACCAGCCCGGCCGCGCCCTCCACGACGCCGATCGTTGCCGGGCCGACCGGCCAGATCCGGATCGGCTCGGCCGACATCGCTGTCGTCACCGGCGGGTCGCTGCAGATCGGGGCCGCGCTCGGCACGCAGGACGTGATCGGCTCGACGGTCACGCCGGACATCTACCCGGCCCCCGTCGTGGTGACCGGCGAGCTGTCGATCCTCGTCCAGGACGAAGTCGAGTGGAACCGGTTCTCGCTCGAGACCGAGTTCGCCATCTGGCTCAAGCTCAACGCCTCGACGGATCCGCTCGCGCCGTTCCTCTCGTTCTACATGAGCCGGTGCAAGTACAGCGGCCGCAACGCGGCCCCGCAGAACGGGTCGATCGTCCAGACGCTGCCCTTCCAAGCGCTGCTCCCGGCGTCGGCGACGGGCACCGAGCAGACGACGATCCTGGTGCAGGACTCCGGGGCCGTCTGATGACCACGTCTCCCAAGGCGGAGGTCGGCGCAGCGCCGGCCTTCGCGGTGTCCTCGCTCGACGCGCTCAACTTGGGCAAGCTCGCGGCGGCCGGCGTGTGGTGCGCGCTACGGCATCCGGTCACTGGCGCGCCTCTGGTCACGCCGGAGGGCGCGCCCATCCGGCTCAAGCTGGCGGGCATGGACGCGCCGGTCGCCAAGGCGGCGGCCGCGCGGTTGTCGGCGTTGCCCAAGGACGCGCCGACGGCGGAGCTCGAAGCGGCGCTCCGCCAGCAGGTCATCGACTGCACGCTCGAATGGGAGGGCGTCCCGCTCGAGTTCTCGCCGGCCAATGTCGCGGCGTTCTACGCGGCGTGGGACTGGGCCGAAGGGCAGGCGCTCGAGACGATCGCGGCCCGTGACCGCTATCTGGGAAACTGATCCGGGCGCTCGCCGCGTGCGCGGCGTGGCACGGCCGCATGGCCGCGCCGCAGGCCGACGGGCGCCCGTTGCGTGCGCACCTGCAGGCGGCGGCCACGCAGGGCGCGTTGCCGATGGCCACGCTCGACCCGCCGCCGCTCCCGCCGCCATGCACGGCCGTCTGGGGTTGGTGGGCGGAGCTTGCGTCGGCCCGGCCGGCGTCGGGTTTCGGGCTGTCGCCGCTGTCCTTCAGCGAGATCGCGGCGTGGGCACGGCTCACGCGCGAGCGGCCGGCCCCGATCGAAATCCGCGCGATCATCGCCGCCGACGCCGCATGGCGGCAGGCCGTCGAGGATGCGCGCCCCAAGGAGGGCGGTAAATGAGCATTGCCCGGCTGCAGCTCATCCTCGACTCGACGCAGATGCGCGCCGGGGCCGAGGCCACCGCGCGCGAGCTGAACAAGGTCACGGCGTCGTCGAAGGCCGCCGAGGCCGCGGTCAAGGCGCAGGCGCGCGTCATGGCCGAGGCCGCGAACGTCGCCAAGAGCCAGGCGCAGGCGGCCAAGGCATCGGCCGACGCCACGATCGCCGAAGCGCGGGCGCAGCGGGAGGCGGCACGCGCCGCAGCGGAAGCCGTGCGGGCCAAGCAGCAACTGGCCGGCGTCATGGGGCAGCTGCGCAACGTCGTGGCGGCGTACCTCAGCCTGAACACCGCGCGCGCGCTGGCCGACATGGCGGACCGGGCGACGCTGCTCGCGGCTCGGCTGCGACTGGTCACCGCGTCCGCCGGCGAGGCAGCCGGGGTGCAGTTCCGGCTGGCAGAGTTGGCGCGCGAGAACGGCGTCGCCTTCGCGGACCTGTCGCAGATCTACACGCGGATCGCGCGCGGGGCGGCCGAGTTGGGCATCCAGCAGCGCACGGTCATGCAGACGACCGAGGCGCTGTCACTCGCGGTTCGGGTGTCCGGTGCGACGGCACAAGAGGCGTCGGCGGCGCTCCTGCAGTTCTCGCAGGGTATCGCGTCCGGCAAGCTTGGCGGTGAGGAGCTTCGCGCGGTGCTCGAGCAGTTGCCGCGCGTCGCGCAGGCGGTCGCGGCGGGGCTCGGGGTGACCACAGGCCAACTCCGCGAGCTGGGCGCGGCGGGGAAGCTGGGACCCACCGAGGTGCTCAACGCGCTCACGACGCAGCTCGAGAAGCTGCGCGCGGAGGCGGCGCAGTTGCCGTCCACCATCGGGCAGGGTGTGGAGCGGCTCGGGAACGGGGCGCTCGCGCTCGTCGATGCGCTCAACCGCGCGACCGGGCTTGGCGCCGGCCTCGCGGCCATGTTCACGACCATCGCAGAGAAGGCCGAGCAGGCGGCCAGCGCGATCGACCGCGTGAACGACCCGAACGCCGGGTTCACGCAGGCGTCGGCGGAGGCGCGCAATCTGTCGTGGTCGGAGCTGAATGCCCGGCTCGGGACGGCGCGGCAGGCCTACCTCGAGCGGCGCGCCCAGCTCGGATCCACGGCGTTCCGCAACGACCGGCGACTCGAAGAGCTGTCCGCGTTGCTGGACCCCGTCCGTGCACTCGAGGCCGAGCGACGCCGGCGCATGACGCAGCGCACCGGCACGATGAATCGGATCACGGTCTCGGCGCCGGAGGTGACAGACCGCGATCGCCAGCGCGCCGCCGATGAGGCGGCCCGGGAGCGCGACCAGATTGCCGCGTACGAGCAGGATCTCGACCGCTATGCGTACGACGTGATGGCCGCGTTCGAGCGCGATCGCGAGCGCACGCGGCTCGCCCCGCCGCGCGCCTCGGCGCCGTTCGTGACGGACATCGGTTTTGATGGTGGCGCCCTCCAGCAGTCGCTCCGGCTGCTGGATCCGGTGTTCAAGCGCATGGAGGCGGCCAAGGAGGCGGCCGAACAGATCCGCGAGAACCTCACGCGCGGGCTGCAGCAGTCGGTCGCGACGTTCGCGGAAGGCCTGATGACGGATGGGCTGTCATCGGCGCGGCGCTTCGCGGAGACCTTTGCGGGCTTGCTCCGCCGCGCGGCCGCTGAGGCGATTGCCGCCGCCCTGATGCAGCGGGTCTCGATTGGCGCCGTCATGAGTCTCGGGGGCGGGATTCTCCCGGGGGCGGGCAGCGGCGCAGCCGGAACGGGACCGGCGGGCGCGACGGCCAGCGTCACGGCCGCCGCCGGGACGAGTGCCGCGTTCACGGGGGTGGCCGCCGCCGCGCTGGTCGTGGTCGCGGCCTTCTCCGAGCTGCAGGCTTCGGCGCAGCGGGTGCGCAGCGCGAACGAGTCGGTGGCGCGCCTCAACAACGACGCGCGCGGGCGCATTCTGCGCGCGACGGGGCGGGAGGCGGAAGCGGACGCCCTGGACCGCGAGCAGGCCAACCGCGAGCGACTGGAGGCGATCGAGCGGCAGCGGCAGGACGCCTTGCGCCAGGTGCGCGAGTCGCTCACGGCGCGCGGCTCCCGCATTCTCCGCGTCCTCCCGGGCGGGCAAGGCGCGGCGATCGCGTTGGCGCGGCGGCGGGACGCCGAGATCGCGCGGATCAATCGCCAGTTCGAAGAGGCGGCGCGGCTTGAGCGCGAAGCGCAGGAGGCGGAGCGCGGCGCCATCGGCGGCGGCTCCATCGGCGACTACAACGCGCCGGCGGGGCTCAACGTCGCGGCCATGATCGGGGACATCCGGCGGGCCACGCTGGCGGCTCCTGAGGTGCCCGGCGGTGGCGTGGGCGGCGGGCGCGAGGGGCTGACCATCGTCATCAACGGCCCGGTGACCACCGAGGCCAAGTCAGCCAGCGAGTTCGTCCGCGAGCT